ACGAACCTGGAGTTCGCGACTCCGCGCGCGACCCAGGAAGTCACGGGTATCGACAAGTCGGCGATGGAGCGGCTGCTCCTGCTGGCCGACTTCACGGTCACGCTAAACGGCGTGTTCAACGACGCGGCGAACATGAGCCACGCGGTCTTCAAGACCGTTCCGTCCACCTCCGTGGCGCGGACCGTCAGCATCGGCGTTTCCGGCCAGACCCTGGCGAACGAGTGTGTTTTCACCGACTACCCGCTGACTCGTGCGGACAGTGGTGAACTCACTTTCGCGGTGCCCGGTTCCCTTTCGGACGGAACCGTACCGACCTGGTCGTAGCATGTTCAACATCTAGTTTCGGTGATCCATCGCATTCTCGCGGTGGGCTTTTTCATTTCCGGGGAGGCCCCTCATGGGGTTCAAGCGCAAGCGCAAGATCTACAAGCTGGACTTCACCGACACCGAGTACGAGGGCTTGGAAGTGAAGGTCCGTGGCCTCACGACGGGTGAGTACCTCGAACTTGTCTCCCTCAGCGGAGTCACCGAGGAGGGAGACAAGGAGGTCGAGGGCATGATCCGTATGTTCTCGGAGCACCTTGTCGGGTGGAACCTCGAAGACGAGGACGGGAAGCCGATCCCGACTACGTACGAGGCGGTGAAGGACAACGACTTCACCATGAACGCGGCCATCGTGAGTGCCTGGACGGCAGCACTGGCCGACGTATCCGAGGAAACGGCAAAAAAATCAGTGACTGGCGACAGTCCCCTTCTGGCGTCGATTCCTACGGAAATCCCGTAAGGAAACCGAAGGAACTGCAGCGCGCGGAACTGATCATCTCGCTCTGCAAATTCTTCCACAAGCTCCCCAGCGAAATCCTCGAAGAAGACGCTGAGGTCATGCAGCTGGTGAAGATCTACCAGCTCGGTTACCCGGGTGAGGACGGTCACGGTGGCAGATGACATCACATTGACAGTCCGGGTCCGTGACCTCAGCCGAGGCGACTTCAACCGGCTGCAGGGCAACCTCCAGCGGATGCGTCAGAACATGACGGCAGTCAACCGCACGACGGCATCCGGTGGCCAGAATGCGCGTTTGATGGCGCGTGATATGCGGACCCTGAGCACCGCTCTGAACCGGGTCCGCATCACCGGGATGATGACGCGAAGCGAGCTGAGCGCGCTCAACAACAGATTTGCGGCGTTGTCTCGAAGTGCGCGCAATGCCCTGCGGGCTGGAGAGATCACCCGGGCGGAATTCCGTCGCATCCGCCGCGAAGCCGCCCTGCTGCGTGCGCAGTTCACCAGCATGGACAGCTCCGCCCGATGGATGGACCGGGCGAGCGCACGTCTGCTGCTGCTCCAGCAGCGCATGAGAGACACGAGTCAAAGCGCATCCGGTCTACGCCGGGGCATGGCGCGTATGGGAGACTGGGGAACGACCGGGCTGCGCGGGGCGATCCTTGGTCTCGCAGGCCTGCGGGCGGCTTTCGCATCGACGATCGGGCGTATCAACCTCACCCGCCGCATGCTCCTGATCCTGATCGCCACGATGGTTCTGGTCGGCCCGGCCGCCCAGGCACTGGGCGTGCTGCTCACCACGGTTCTTGGCGGTGCCTTCCTCGCCCTGGGGGCTTTCGCGTTGCGCGGCGAGAAGGATGTCAGGTCCGCCTTCAACCGGATGAAGGGCACCGTCGGCGCCTCGGTGCGTGAGGCTGCTCAGCCGATGAAGGCCGACCTGGTCTCTGCGATGGACCAGGTGGGCGTCGCCGTCCAGCGGATGCAGCCCGCACTGACCGAGGCTTTCCGCGCCATGGGTCCCCTGATCGACGACCTGGCGGGCGCGTTCACCGGCTTCGCAAGCGCCGCGCTTCCTGGGTTCACTCAGGCACTGCGGTCGTCCGGCCCCGCGATGCAGGGTTTTCAGGATGCGATGATCCTGATCGGTGACGGCATGGGCGAGATGTTCCGCATCATGACGGCGGGCGGTGCGGGCGAGGCCTTGGCTCAGGTGTGGCGGGACCTGGGGACGGAACTTCGGAACTTCCTGGTCAACCTCGGTGAGTTCATCTCCACGGCTTCCCAGTCCGGCACGGCCACGACTCTGCTGATCGGATTGTTCCGTACCTTCGGAGGCGTCCTCAACGTCGTGGCGGGTGCCATGGAGGCGCTCGACCCGATCTTCAACGCGGTCGCCGGTGGTCTGCGCAACCTGACGGCCGTCGAGGGCGTCATGGATCACGCCCCCACAACCTTCGTCGCGACGGGCAAGAGCCTGAAGGATCTGCGTGACGAGCTGAAGGCCACCGATAAGGAGATCGCCCGGATCAAGGCTGCGCAGGATGCGAAGCTGCCCGGACCGGTCGGGGACGATCAGCTTTCCGAGGACGGCGCTACTGACGCCGACCTCGCCGCCGCCATGGCCATGCGTGAGGCTCTCCTGGGATCCATTGCCGACGCCGAGGCGAAGGCGGCGGAGGAGACGCTCAAGCACGCCAACTCGGTCTCCAACCTCGTTCGTGCTATCCAGGGCATGGCCGACCTCAACCGCAACCACCTGGATGCGCAGGCGGCTCAGAACGAGGCTTTGAACACGGCCAAAGAGAACATGAGCAAATACGCCAACGCGCTCAAGTTCACCAACGGCCAGCTGGACACGACGAGCACGGAGGCCCAGGAGGCGTACAAACTCCTGTCGGATGTTGCCCGTTCGACGAAGGAGACCACGGACAAGGCCATGGAGGCTAACGTCCCGTGGGAGCAGATCCGTAAGAACTGGCAGATGAGCCGTGACGAACTGGTTCATCTGGCGGACAACATGGGCCTGACCAAGACGCAGGCTCAGCAGCTCACCGAGACGATCCTGGGCATGCCTCCGTCCAAGGAAGTGTACTTGGAGGCTCGAACCACCCAGGCGAAAAGTGACATCGAGGGTGTCATCGCGGCGTTCGAGGCGGCGCCTGACTCGCATGTGGTCGAGGTGGAGACCTTGACGGCGGACGCCATCGCGATGCTGGAGGACTTCGGCTTCAAGATCACGAAGCTTCCTGACGGCAAGACGAAGGTCGAGACAACCACCGGTCAAGCGACGGGCGCCATCGAGACCCTGCGCAGACTGCTGGACAGCATCGACGGCAAGACGGTCAACACTTACACCCAGCACAACATCCACTACAGCTACACGCAGGCCAAGCGCCCCGGTGACGGTGCGACGTTCCTCGGCCCGAGTGGTCGTTATGCCTCCGGTGGTCTGGTGTCCGGGTACGCCGATGGCGGGTCGGTCCAGTTCGGTCCGAACGGCCGGGTGAAGGGGCCGGGTACGGGCACGTCGGACAGCATTTTGGCGATGTTCTCGTCTGGTGCACTGGGGCGTATCTCCAACACCGAGTTCGTGGTCAATGCCGCGTCGACCCGGAAGTACCTTCCGTTGCTGGAAGCCATCAACAGCGACCGGTTGAAGCCATCCGGTTTCGCCAAGGGTGGCAAGGTCTCCAAGTCGGAGCGCGAGGCCCGCAACGATGCGCGTGGTGACCTGACCATCTCGCACTTCGGGCGGATGGCGGGGTACCAGAACACCGAGTTCCGTACCGCTCTGGCCAAGCCGGATGCTCTCGGTGATCTTGTCAGCTCGTTGAACGAGTGGCGCCGGATCATCCAGAAGGCGACGCATGGCGGGGTCGAGAAGAACCTGCTGCGCAAGCTGGACTCGGCGGGCAGGGCGCTCATCCGGTACGAGAAGGCACATGCCAAGGTCTCGAAGGAGCTGGACAAGGCCAAGGAGAAGCTGAGCGATCTGAAGTCGGCGGCTGCTCAGCTCAACGACAGTGTGAAGAGCGGTGTGATGTCGGCGACCGACGTCACCCGTGCCGCCGCCAACACCGGTGACGGCAAGATGGTCACCGTTTCGAACATCATGGCGACCATGCGGGAGAGCGTCGACAAGTCGACGGCGTTCTCGCAGGCCTTGAAGGATCTGTCGGCGAAGGGTGTCAGCCGGACGATCATCGAGCAGATCGCCACGGCCGGTATCAGCGGTGGTGGTCTGGAGACGGCCGGGGCGCTGTTGTCGGCGTCTTCGTCCGAGATCGCGACCATCAACCAGATGCAGGGCAAGATCAACAGCGCTGCCACCTCGGCCGGTAAGACCGCCGCCGACACCATGTACGGTGCCGGGATCAAGGCGGCCGAGGGTCTGGTCAAGGGTCTGACCTCGAAGAAGACCGCCATCGAGAAGGCGATGATGTCCATCGCGAAGTCGATGGAGAAGTCGATCAAGGCGGCGCTCGGCATCAAGAGCCCGAGCCGGGTGATGCAGGAGGTCGGACACTACACGGCCGAAGGCTTCGCGGTCGGCGTGGCCAAGAACAAGCACGTCGACACCGCCTGGGCGTCGATGCTCAACGAGCGCGGCATGATCTCGACGGCCGGATCCTCGCAGGGATCCAGCGGCGGTGGTGTCTA